TTCTACTAACGGTTCTATAACAGGTTCTATAACATGTGTATACTGAGGTATAGGAATATTAAGATAAATTTGTCGTTTATTCCATAAAACCGAATAATGCTCTTTTTTTTGAAATTTTGAAGATTCAGCAATATAACCATTATAACTTTTTAAAATATGATATCCATGAAATAGAATAAAACGATTATCAAATGTAAAATACATTTTATGTTTCATATCAATGATATTACTTTCATTATTAAATACTTCTTTTAATAACACTGGACCTGTAGGTTGTAAGCAATTACTTCCATAAAACTTATTTTTTACATTATCAACTATTTTATAAATTGCTTTTAATAATGTAACATTATTAGGTTTTGTAACCATTAACGCATTATAAATATTAACACCATCAATGTCTAAAACTAAATGTTCTTTCTCTGTGAGTGAAATAAATCTAAATCCATTATGAGGAATATATTTAATATCTAAGTATATTCCACCTATTTTATACAAAACACAATAACGCCATAAATCAGCCTTATATGCTCCAGGAATCAATGAATCATACGCATTTAATACGTTTACAGGAAAATTATTTTTAATAAATACTCTACAATCATTATCATCAAATAATTGATGCTTAAATCTAGGATTTAATAATCTTATTTTATTCACCGCAGTTGCCATTAACGGTGGTAAATTTTTTGTATGCCATGTTTGAAAAATATTTAATGGAATAGTAGGATGATAATTTTGTTTTAATGGATAAGGTGTGTTTATTATATTTTTTATATTTTTAATGTTTATTATATTTTTTATATTTTTTATATTTTTTATATTATTACTAAGTGTTTTTTTTATTACCTTTGTGATACTTTTTTTATTAAATTTTTGAGATTTATTGAATTTTTTTTTTAATAAATTAAACTTGTTTTTTTTATTTTGTTGCATGTTTAGTAATCTTAACCTCATATAATATTATAATATATTTAATATTATACCATTTAAAAAAATATTTTTTGTTATTACATATTCTTTATTTTATCTCCCATCATTTTATAACGTTTATTTTTCAATGTTTTTATTAGTATAGACCAAGGAGTAGAAGAATTAAATAGTCCACAGATTCCTTTTTCGCAAAAAGAATTTAATAAAGATGGGTTAAATCCAGACATCATAGATACATTTTTTTCTAAAGATAAACAAGGAAAACCATCAGTTGATCGCAAGTTCCAAAACAAAATATGAGGAGGTTTTAGTGATTTTTTATATAAACGAATTCCAATTGTAGCATATTTTTCTTTAATTACATGGTACATGGATTCTTTATTCATATTAACATCAGATTGTTCAACCTGCATATCTGAAAAAACAACTAATACCATATCTTGAACTTCTTCTGGTGATAATTTAGTATCAATAATTGCATCAAGTATAAAATTTAATGCTTCGTAAAAATTTTTATTTATTGCATGAATATCTTGATAAACATAATCAACCATAGAAACAAAATCATTGCATGATTCTAAATTGATCCATTTTGGTTTTCCACTGAATGTTAGAATACGTTTTCCTAGTTTAGATTTTTCTGCGACACGTATTCCAAGGGATACTGCAGCATGTTTATATTTACTATCTAATGACTCAGAAACGTCAATCATTGGAATAAAATTTCCCAGTGTATTTGATTGTGTACAATTATTTATCCACTGAAAATTAAGTAATTTTTTTTGATAATCCAATTCTACGCTGTTATTGTTATTGTTATTATTATTATTTGTATTATTTATCAATTTTAAGGCTTGCTTTGTGAATTGTTCTATTCCAATTCGTTTCCCTTTTATTTCCTCTTTTTCAAACATGTTTATGTTTTCAATATACTTTTTAATATTATTAGAACAATGAATCCTATCTATGTTATCTAGATGTCTAATATCACCATTTTGTTTTATATTTAAAAAAACATTATTTTGTTTTAAAAGTGAAACCGAGGTCACATTATTAAAATTAATGTTTGACCATTGACTATTACATAGTTTAACTTCTAAAGTATCTATTTTTTTATTTAAACAAGATATTATCTTACGATATTCTGTCTTACATTTTAATATAGATTTAATATGCGATTCTATTGTTTGTGCTGTTTTAACATACTCTGAAAAATAGTTAATCGCCATTAATGAAAACAACCAACCAAGAGAAGACGATTCTCGTGGAATCCATTTAGAAACAAGTGATATATTATTCAGATTATTTACATAGTTGATATAATCTTTTTTTAACTGTGTGTTTGCTAAGCTAATTGCATGTTTAATTAATGGATGTTCTTCATTTTCTCCTTGTTTACGACAATAACCACAAAAATATTTAATATCTTTCCATGATCCATATGGGTGTTCTTGGATTTCTTTTGATGTAACCATACATGTCAAAGCAAACAATGAAAGATCAGGATAGTAATTGTACCATCTATGAATCATCATATATGCTAACGTACACTCTCCTTTTCCTTCAATTATATCACGTGTATGACCTATCATACGAAATAAAATGGATAAATATTCGTTTCTCTCTTCATTACAAACAAAAGATTCTTTTTTATTTTTAAGACTAATTAAAAGTTGTTTTAAAATAGTAGATAAATTTTCTATTCCACTTTCATCGGTTCTAGTAATTTGAAAATAAAATTGTAAAATCTTTTCTCTGATTTCATTTGACCATCCATATTCAAAGTGTCCATTTTCTCCGATATATTTTTTATTATTATTGATACTATTACTATTAACTATATCACTTGGAATTTTAATATGTATTGGTGGTTTCATTATTGTTTTTACAATTATAAATAATTCGTTTTAATCTTTATATGGTTTTTTAATTGTCTTTCTCTTATTGCTAACATTTAAAATAACTTTTTTTGTTATGTTATTGATTCCTTTTTTAGTCTCATTAAATATGAATATTAAATCATTTAAGTCATGAAACATACTTATTGTTTTTTCAAATTTTATACTATCAATATTTTTAACAGTATATAAAAAATCGTCATAATACGTTTCTAAATCAGAAACTTTTAAAAAATTTTGTACATCTTCCGTATCAATATTGATATTATATTTCAAAATAGAAAACAAAGAATAGCTTGTGGTATTATCATTTAAATTTTTTTTAATAATACCGAGAACTTCATTCCTAGTAACACAATTAGGTAAAGACATTAAAAATATTTCCTGTTTTAACTTTTCTATTTCATTATTTTTATTTACATAAATAATATGTAAGTTTATAAAATACACATCATCTTTGTAAAAATCTTTATATAATTTATCATTTTTTTCAAAATTACAGATCCAGTCATCATCCAATATATCTGTATCTATTTTATTACTCATACTATACGTAATGTATTATACTCTCATATAATACATTATCTATTTTAACTAATTTATTTTTATTTATTTCTTCTACTATTTTCTTTTTGTTTCCTAGTCATCATATTTATTATTGTAATAATGATCATTATAGTAGTCGTTATTATCATTTAAAATCTTCATTTCTTCATAATTTATTTTTTTTAGTTCTTCTTCATATTGTAGATCTAGTTTATCAAAATAATGATAATCATAATTATGAAAAAGAAACATTTTTTCATATTCTTCTTCGCCCCATAATTCAATATATTCTTCTTTACGTTTTTCATATAAATAAACTAATTTATCTATTATTTCACTAGGAGTAATTTCTTTTTCTTCAAAATAATTTGGCATTTCTCCATATTTACGTGTTATTTTATTTGTTTTTTTATCACGTTTTAAAACTAAATATCCCGGTGGAATATATTCTTCGTTTAATAGTTCTTCTTGACATTTTACTACTGTCTTTACTTTATCAATAAAATTCAATGTTTTACTTGTTTCTTCATTGGTTGTTTCATTCATTTTTTCATTCGTTAAACTAGGAAAGTTACAGTCATTTATTATAATTTTTTTTTGTTCTTCTTTTACTTTCTTCTCTTTTTCATCTATGAATTTATTAGTATTATTGTTATTAGTAGTATTATTATTAGTATTATATTCGTCTCTTTTTTTATTATCATATTTATCATATTTAGATTTATTTATTGGACGTTCAGTTTCTTTTATCTCTTCCTCATCCACTAAAGATGCAAATCTTGATTTTGTTTTAAATGCATTACTCATTATTAGTATAATTTATATTGTATATAATAACTATTATTACTATATTATTTTGTCTAATCTTTATATATTTTTATTAAATATTCATTTAAAGATTTATTTTGTGTATAAATTATCTCCTAACAGCAAACCTATTTACTTAGTTATAGTCCCCCACAATCCGAATCATTTTATATATATTTACAGGAGGTAGCAATAAAATTTAAATTTAAAAAAAAATAAAAAAATAAAAATATGATAAAACTTTTTATATTTTTATATAATTATAGTTATGTAAAAATTTTTTTCTTTTTATATTTGGTAACCAAGTTATCATTCTAAATATCATCTACATTTATTATTTCATCATTGTCTACAACAATCATATTCGTATTTTGTGTAGACGCTTGTGCTTCAATTAAAGAAGCATATTCTTCGGATTCTTCATTGGTAAATTCAAATTCTTCTTCGTTTTTTTCAGTATTTGTATTTTTTTTATCATTATCTACAAATGAAGACCAGTTAATCTTCACTGTATTTTTTAATTTTTCTTTATCATTTTCACTATAAACTTCTAGTAAGTCACAATTTTGAAATTTTCCTTTTTTCAAGGTTGAGACATCTTGTGATTCCCATTCTCTTAGTCCAATGAGTAACCATGATCCTCTTCCAATAATATTGTCTCTTTTTCCTCTACCTCGGAATTTTCCACGAATATGACATAATCGTTGTATCCCATCAATACATAAAACATGACACATTCCATTTCCTAATAAAGCACTTACTTGTGCATACAATTCAAATTCATTATCCGAAATACGCAACTTCTGTGACGAAGGTACATTAGTAAATTTACGTGCTTGTCCTTTTGCTTTACTTCCTCCAGTTGTATTTTTAACCATTTTCTTAGTAAATAAATAAATATATACTTATCTATTTATTCATCTATTTGTATTCAATTTTATTTTTTATTTAATTTTATTGAAAAAAAAATAAATAAATTTGATAATAAAATTTTGTTAATTAATTATTATGTTATTATTTTGAAACATTGTAGCATAATCATTTCCATCTAGTAAAATCAACTTTTCATAATTGTAATTACAATACTTTGTATTAAAATATATTTTATTTTCATCAAAATAAAAACTACTAGCTTTATCAAAGTTATGTGGTCTAGACACATTATTTACTAATTTACCATTTGAATTGTGTACTTCATCTTCAATAAAAAAGGCTATTTCACTCTTATCCCAACCTTCTGAAATAGTTTTACATTCTGCATGAAGAATATTATATTCAACATAATAATTTCTGGAACTATTCATCCATGATCCATTAGGTAATGGTAAATGTGTTGCATGATTTAATATCTTAATATTATTATTATTCAAATTGTAATGTCCTTGAAAAAATGGTATATCTATATTAAAATAACTTCTAAAACATTTTCCAAAAAATAAAGGTCCTGTTATTTCTAAATCACTTTTATAATTAAACTCATTTTTATTAAATAAATTATCAATTAATTTTTCAACTACAAATTTGAAAAAAAGATTTCCTTTTTTTGAAGATATAAAACCATTAGATATTCCATTTGCATCTAAATCTTTACAAATAACTATATCATAATTATTATGTAATTCTTTAATTTCATTAATACTTACGAAATCAATATCTATATATACTCCACCGTATTTATATAAAATATAATAACGTATTAGGTCTGATTTATAAGCATATGGTTTTAATTTATTATATGCTTTTAACAATAACGGAAATTCTTGATCATTTTCAATTAATTTAATAATTTTATTATTTGTTAATAATTTATAATTAAAATCTTTATTATGATTAATAATTGTTTGAATACTTTCGTACATATTATTAGATGTAAATTCACTTTGAATAAAAATTTGATATATACATGGTTTTAAAATATCAACATTGACATCTTTTATTTTTTTTTTATAAATATATCCTTGATGACATAAGAAAGAATAATGAAGACCTGTTCTATCTTCGATCCAATTATTATATTTTGTTTCTACTATTAAAATATCATTCATTACTATTTTTCCTGGATAATGATTCAAAAATTTTATATTGTTTAAAATATTATTCCAATTATGATATATATATTCATCATTTATTATCATTGTATCTGGACGACTTAAATATTTATTTAATCCAATAGCAAATGCAGTTGGACCAGTTACGGCGATTGCTTCTCCTACTAAAAAAGGGTATATTTTATCGTATTCTTCATGATTTAATATTTTATTTACAGTAAAATTAAGTATAGATTTAATAATTTCATTATTTTTTTCAACAATAATAAATGCTTGATATATATTACCATAAATAACTTGTGATGGGTTGTCTTTTACAATAGTTAAATTTATATTTTCTTCAATTATTTTATCTAATGGATATTTACAAGTACTTGATATATCAGTCCATACTCCTCCATATTTATAAAGTGCACACAATCTAAATATATCTGATTTATAAGCACCTGAATATAAAGAGTTATACGCATCCAAAATATTCTCATCATAATTTTCTTGTATTAATTTGTAACATTCATCATCATCCCAATATTTATACTCAAAATTTATATTCATTAATTTCCAACTGTTTATTGCATTATACATTTTTTTTTTTACATTTTTTTTGTAGGATTGATGAATAATTTTGGGTATTTTATATATATTTGTGCTTTCATTTTTTATTAATTTAAATGGAGTAGTAATATTTTCATTGAATAGTTTTTTATATATAGTTATCTCTATATTATCATTATTGTCTACACTATTTATTAAATTTAAAATTAATTTTTCACCATCAAGAATAGTTACTTCTAGATTAAGATTTGTTTCATCAATATAATTTATATTAAAATCAAATACAGTTATATCATTTTCATTTTCATAATTTGTTTTAATTATTAAATTTGAAATATTATTTTGTTTTTTAGAAAAAACAGGAAACATGAGAGAATATATTATATAAAAATATTATAATTTAAAATACAGTTCCAATAATATCTTTTATCTAAATTGATGTTTCTACCTGATGTTTTCTATTATTTACTACTTTTATTCAAATTTACACATTTCATTCAAATATTCTTCTTCAATATCTACAATTCCATGATTTTTATGCTCCTTATAAAATTGTAAACAGGTTCTTTCTTTTTTTAACTTTTGTATTGTTTTTTCTTGTATCTCTATTTTTTGTTCATCTGGTTCTAAACCATAATTTTGATAGAATCTTTCATAATCATCATCATTACCGTTACTATCGTATCTGTAGTCATTAAATATTATTTTTTTATTAATATGGTCAATTGTTCCATTACAATTCTTTATTCTTTCTTGCCATAAAGGACTAAATGAAGCATGGTAGCACCAATTATCACGGTATGCATTTATAATGTTGTATTTTTCTCTCTTCAAATGAAACAAAGAAAGATAATTATTTTGATCAATATTTAATAGATTTACTGTGGATAATGTTTTCCATGCTGGTTTTACTAGCTCAATAGTTTTATAATTATTTATTTTATCTGCTTCTTCATTATCATCTTCATCCAAAGAGACAAACAAATTTTTTCCTAATTTTATTTTTTTTAGTAGTGTAAAATAATGTATCATTCGTGATAAAAGGATGATTCGTTTATAAGTAATTAAAAAGTTATTTTTTTTCATTTTTTCAAAACACTCTTCTTCTTTTTTAATGTCAATAGCTAAGCCCAAATTTTCAAAATATTCAATCATAGATATATAAATTTCAGGTAAATAGGATTGTTCACTAGCATTTAAAATGAAATAAGCAATCATTAAATAATCTTCTGAAGCCAATAAATTTGCTAACTCTTCATCATCTTGTTTACATGTTTCAAATTCATATTGTTTCACAATTTGTTGCAAAATAAACACGTCTGTTGTATGTGGACGAATTATGAAATTGTTTATAACCGATGCTACTATTTTTTCTTCTATGTCATCATTTGTTAAACTAGATGATGATGATGACAATTCATTTAATAAATATTTTTCAAAAGAAGGATTCATGGTAGCATAAAAGTCATAATATATTTTCCAAAATAATTCGTATAACTCATCCGTGTATCCAGAGTAAAATAATTCATAAGCCCAGAATAACGCTTCTTCTGTTTTTTTATCCAAAATAGATGTTGTAAGTGCAATTTTAACTTCTTCTTTTTCATATAAGTAACGTGTAAACTTAAAATTCGTATTCATATTTGTATTCGTATTTGCATTCGTATTTGCGTCCATTTTATAAACTTATAACTCTTTTTCTTTTCATGCTAATAAATATACTAATTAAAAGAAAATCAATTTTTTCTTTTTTTCTCTAAAAAATCTATTTAGAAATATAATTACTTTTTTATCTCTCTTTATATTATAATATGACAGCTTGGAATGATTTTGTTAAAAAAATTTATCATGAAGGACACGACAAAGATAGTAATTATAGTTTTAAACAGGCGTTACAAGATGCTAGTAAACGCAAGGGAGAAATGGGTTCTTCTTCATCTTCTTCCTCTTCCTCATCCAAAATGAGTAAAAGTAAAGGAAAGAAATCCAAGAAAGCTGGAAGAAAAACAAAAAAAGGTGGTAAATGTGGAATGAAAGCTGGTACTCGTAGAAGAAGAAGAAAGCATTAAACGATTATTTTTCAATATTTTACAATATTTTATATAATTCATCTAATTTTTCAGATGGTATTTTATTTACAAATTCCCACTCTGAATGTCTGTTAAACAATAAATCATAACTTTTTCTTGTATTTATTAATGTTTCTCTCTTCCAAGGATTTGGATGAATATTTTTTGATAAAAGAATTACTATTTTATTTATCAACGTATCTTTCAGAGAGAAAGAACGACAAATATGTCCAAATATATAAATATATATCATACTTAAACTAAAATTATCCCATTTATCATAATACAGTAAAATATCTTGTATTATTTCATTTCTTGTACGATTAATATATTTTTTTAAAAATTCTTCACAATCCTTTTTAAATTCATTTTTATAGTTTTGAGAGAAAAAACATAGAATATCCATATGATCTAGATAATTTTGACAAATGGAATCTATCAAGGAATAAGAGATAGATCTTTCATTATTTGCAATTAAATAAAATAATAAATGAACTTCTAATGGTTTATGAGTATAATTATCTATTTTTTTAATTATACTTGTAATATAATCAGTATTTAACGAACTTGTGGTTAATAGAGAGAATTGAAAGTTTTTCAATAAAGGTTTATAATTTTGCATAAATAGAATGTTTTCAGGACATAAATCAAAAAAACATACACCTTTTTTATTTATTTTGATTAAACTGTCTAATAAATAAGAATAAGAGTCTAATAAATGGAAAATTAATAAATTTGCGGAAGGTAAATTAAATAAAAAAACATTAAAATCTAAGGTTTTTGTTTCTTTTTCACTATTATATTCCATAAATAAATATTTTTCATTCGTTTTTATATTTATATTTTCAAAGACAATCTCATCCATTTCTCCTATGTTTATAAAGTGATAATTTGAAACAATCTCATAATAATTTGAATAATAAGGAATTTTTTGAATTTTATTACCGATTTTAATTTCATTTACAGAAAAAAAATCGTAAATACATATTTTTGTCTTAGGAATGCGTTTAATTAGAGATGAATTAGAAAGATCGTTATTTTGTAAAGTATTTTTTATTAAATTAACATTTATATCTGTATTAGACTTCATATATGTATATTTGTTATATTTTAGAAATTATTAAATATAAATATAAATATATAATTTATGAATCACACAATTTATATATCATTAACATCCATTTTTAAAAATCAGAGCATGTTACTAGAAACGCTTAAATCTATAATATCTCAATCAAAAAAACCAGATAAAATATATTTGTATTTATCAGAAAATCCGTATATATTGGATTCGGGATTTAAAGATAAAATCATTACAAATACAAATTTACTAAATTTTTTAAAAATAAACGACAACCTTATAGAAATAAACTGGGAAAAAAATATTGGTTCGTATCGAAAATTAATACCATTATTAAAAAAAAAATGGAATGAAGATTGTATTATTATAACAATAGACGATGATACTGTTTATGATAATAACCTTATTAAAAACTTAGTAGATGATTACAATAAATATAAATGTGTAGTTGGATATAGAGGATTTACACCTAAATTTGATGTATTTAAAAACTTTAACTACAAAATACGTTCTAAATTGCAAAACCATTCATTATATAATTTTTTAACAGGGAAAGGTGGTATTTTATACAAACCCGATTTTTTTCATAAAACAAAAGATTTAATTTTTGATGAAAAAATATATTTAAATACATGTGGTAAACAAGATGATGTATGGTTTTATATAATAAGAGTGATGAATAATGTTAAATGTTTTACAAGAGTTAGAAAATGGCAACAAAAAGATTTATCTGATGAGGGTTTGTACGTAAAATTCAATTCAATTAATAATAATAATACTGTATGTTTTAAAAAGACAATAAATACAATACAAAAATTAAATAATCACAATATTCCAAATTAGTATCATTTTTTAATGGTATATTCTAAGAAGCTCAGCTCCAACTGTGTAGTCTATAAAATAAAATAAAATTATTTTTCTTTATTCAATATTTTTATTTAACTCTTCCAAAATCATCTTCGTAACGTATAATATCATCCTCACCCAAGTAATCACCCACTTGTGTTTCAATAATTTCTAATATGTTATAACCAACATTTTCAATACGATGTATTTCTTTGACAGGAATATAAACACTTTCATTTTTAGTGATTGTATAAACATTATCTCCTACTTGAACCTTTCCTATTCCACTGACAATCACCCAATGTTCGCTACGGTTATTATGTGACTGAAGTGATAATCTTTTTTGTGGACTTACAACAATTTTTTTTACTTTATATCCACTATGGTCATCTCCATAAATATTTTCGTAATAACCCCAAGGTCTTAAAAATACTTTCGTCTCCATTTTATATGAATATATAAATATAAAAAATTGAAAAAGAATTTATAAAGAGTATTATTTATAAATATATTATTAATATGAATGAGAGTAAAATAAATGACTATCATTCAATAGACTTTCAAACATTGAATTTACCTGTTTCTAATTTAGTACTAAATCTTCCTTATAAACAACAATTGGAAATATTTGAATATTTAAAACAACTAGATGAACATAAAAGAAAGTCATATTTAATTGCCTATGAACATCTTGGAACATCTTTTAATATATATAAAAGTAATGGTTACAAAGAATGGATAAAAGAATGGAATAAAAGATAGAAATAGTTAAATTATACTGCGAAACGAACCCTTTTTGTTTTATCTTTGTACCTTTTATTATTTTTTTTACTAAGTCCTCCTCCAGTTGGAACTTTACTAGAAATACTATTAATGCTATTAATGCTATTAACAGCAGAAACTTTTTTTAATGGCGCTTCAAATGCTTTCACAGATTCTCCTGTTCTTTTTAAAATAGCTGTTTTTTCGTCTAATAAATCTTCAAAATTTCTAGTTGTTGCTTTTACTGCGTCAGATGTTTTATCAATTACTTCATTTGTTGCATCTAGTGCCGATAATCCCGTTAAAGCAGCCGTGTTTAATGATCTAACGGTTCCAACAAAAACACCTACACCAGGAATTTCTTCAATTGTATTTAAAACTATATTTACACCAGCTTTACCAACTTTATTACCTGTTTCTTCAGCTAATTCTACAGATTTATCTATTAATGGTTTGGTAAATGGTTCTGCGGCTTCTAATGCTACTGCACCAACTACAGCTGCTTCTCCAACAATTTCATTCACTTTTTCTGCCGTTTCTGGACTTGAAATCACTTCTTTAATTTCGTCTAACTTTTTTGAAGTTTCTTCAGGATTAGACAAATCTACACCTAATAATTCACCTGTATCTTCAATGGCATTCAATGTTAATCCTTCAGCTAACTCTCCCGTTTTTTCTAAAACTTCAGAATTGCCTAAATTTATTTCTGGTGTTAATTTTAATCCTGGTAATTCCTGTTCAGCGATTTTCTTTTTTTCTTCTTGGATTTCATCCATGATATCTTCGGAATGTTTTTTTTCTAATAATTCTTTTATTTCTTCTTTATTTTCTTTTGTTTCTATTTCTTTGTCACTTTTGTCATTTTTGTCATTTTTATCACTATGAAGATCATTTTTTTTTTCTGTTTCTTTTTCACTTTCTTTTAACTCTTCATCTTTGTTGCCACCATATTTTTTTTTTGATTGGTTTTTTTTACTAACTTTTCTCCATTTTTTTGTTTTATTCATATTTTTATTCTTCATATCTATATTATAATCAGAATTTTATTTTATAGTTGTTAACTAGATATCATTTTTTTCTTAAACTCTGCAAACGTCATTGCATATTTTTTATTAACATCTTTTTTATTTATTTTTTTTATCATACTAAAGTTTGCTATTTTTCCTTGATAATTATATCTATTTGTTTTTTCTTTCAACAAAAATTTGGTTTCGTTATTTATATTTCTATTCGTATTTGGAATACTATTTTTTGGTGGTGCTGCTCCTGCACTTATTTTTCCTCCTGATAGTCCCTCTTTATTATAACTCTTAAATTTTGCAAATACACTTTTTTTAACAGGAACAAATGCTTTGTTATTTAATTCTTCTTCTTTTTCCTTTTCCAATCGTAATTTTTCTTCCTCCTCTTTTTCTAATTGTTTTTTTTCTGATTCTTTTAGTTCTTCTTCCATGTCAACATACAAGGGTCTGCAAAAATAGGTAGTTACATATTTTCTTGATACCGTCTCTAAGAAACGATAAGGAATAGAATTATCACTGTAGTATTCAAATACTTCTTTACTATTATTATAGGTCATAATTACATTTCCTAAGGGTGTATTGTCAAGGACAAAACTATTCATTAATTTATCTAGTTTTTGATTTATTACATAGTTTTTTGCTTTCTCTCTAGATTCTTCTTCTGAAAAAAAAATAAGATTATTATTATTGTTTTCTTTATTCTCATTTTTATCTTGATCCTCATTTTTAACCATGGTTAAAAATTCTAAAAATTTTGTATTTTCTAATTCTTTTTCATATTGGGTAAAATCATATTCATTTTTTATTTTTTGTATCTTATCCAAATATTTGTCTTCATATTTTATTATAGATACAGTGACATTTTTATTATTATTTTCATTGTTTTCATCTTTTGTATTAATATTGTTATCTGTTTCTTCATAATAATCTATCAATAAATGTTCATTCATAAATTCTATCAATTCATAATAGTTTTCGTATAACAAATTTAATATTTTATTGATACTTGTAGTATATTGAAAAAAATGTTTTCTTGTTTTATAAAAAAAATAAAATAAAATCAAAGTTGTAAAGTGTGATAATAATATGTAATATCTATCCATATACTACATGTTATGAAAAGAAAAGTCAAATAAAAACTCAATAAAAATAAAAATAAAACAAGTTAATTCTATACATGTGTTTATACTATTAAATTTTTATGTTATTTAATAATTCGTTTACTTCGCATGATAAATCCGGGACTTTTAATAATTCATATGTTTTTGTTTCAGAGTCAGGGTGTAATCTAACTAAATATAATTCGGTAACTTTTTTATCATATTTGCTTTCTAATATTGCTTTATAGGTATTTAATTGTATTGCATAATGCCAAAAATTAGAATCTGGGATTTGACAAATACTCTGCGTAGTTGCAAATTTATTCCAATTATTTACTTTGGTAATTTCTTTTGAGCGTTTCCAATCATAAATAGTTAAGGTTCCATCTGGATTTTCATAAACCATATCTATGGATCCTGCTAATTTTAAATCTTCTTGATAAACGATCCATTCAGTACGATAAGGTTTCAAATGAGGATGATCTTTGACAAATTCAATAAAATATTGCCATTCTAAAGATTGGTTTAAATGTTTTTCTTTTGTGTTTTCTGTATTTTGTAAAATATAGTTTTCGTATAATTCTTTATGAGTATAATTGATAGATGTGATTTGATTATTATTCATAAAACATTCAATTTCATAATGCATATTTGTCCCTGCTTCACTGACAGAAGAACTATTTTTATTCCACATTTGTTTGATTTCTTCTTTTGTTTTTCCCCAATATTTATGTCCTTCTTTCCAATTTTTTCCTTTCATCATTGAATCAATAATACTATCGGAGTCAAATTTTGGAAAATGGGAATGAATCCAGGTTGTCACGGAAGTATATTTACTATTTTGATCTGTAAGAATGACATATTTATGCCCTTTTTCAAAAAATTGAATATTTTTATCACGTTGATGTACATTTTTATTAGATAAAACTGGGTACAATAAGGAGGATGATTTCATATTTATTATTTATTATAATAGTTGTATTCCTTTATATTAAATATAACTATTCAATTTTATTTCTTTTGTTTCATTTGTTTCATTTTGTTTCTTTTGTTTATTTATTCATCTATTGTTTCATTTTGTCTCATTTTGTCTATTTCTTTTTTCAATAAGGATACTTCTTTTTTTAGTTCTTTAATTTCTTTTATCATGATTCCAATTAAAGATGTATAGTTTACGGTTTGTAATTTTTCACCGTCTTTTTCACCTGAAACCATAAAAGGGTAGACTTCTTGTAACTCATTTGCAATTAATCCTACATCTGGTTTGTTTGTTACTGTATTCACATAGCTTACAGGTCTTAATGAATCTACCGTGTACGTATTATCTAATGATTGAATATTTTTTTTAATACGATAATCAGAGGTTGCGTTATAAGATGACGCGCTTACTGAATTTGTAACTGTTAAATTATTATTAACTGTTAAATCACTGCTTATATAACCATCACCATACACATATAATGGATAACTACTTGAAATTGCTCCATTTACTCCAACATTTCCCTGAACTTCTAAATTATTATTAACTTTCAAATTATTGCTTATGTAACCATCACCATAGACATATAATTCATAATCATTTGAAATTTCTCCATTTACTCCAACATTTCCCTGAACTTCTAAATCTCTTTTAACTGTTAAATCTCTGCCTATATAACCATCACCATGCACATATAATGGATAACTACTTGAAATTTCTCCATTTACTCCAACATTTCCCTGAACTTCTAAATTATTATTAACTGTTAAATCACTGCTTATATAACCGTCACCATACACACATAATGGATAACTACTTGAAATTACTCCATTTACTCCAACGTATCCCTGAACTTCTAAGTCATTATTAACTTTCAAATTATTATTAACTGTTAAATCTGTTTCTATATATACATCTCTAAAAGAACCTGTTGCACCTGTAATTCCACCGTTTGCCGTAGTTAATCCCCCTACCGTTAATGAATCGTTAACAGATGCGTTTTCAAAAGAACCTGTTGAACTTGATACTTCACCTCCATAAACTAAATTGCCACTAATAATTACATCTGTAAAAGAACCAGTTGCTCCTATGATTCCACCATTGGCATTAATGACACCATCTACGGTCATTGTATTACTTGTATTTACGTTTTCAAAAGAACCAGTTGCTCCCATGATTCCACCATTGGCAGTAATGAGACCATCTACGGTCATTGTATTACTTGTATTTACATTTTCAAAAGAACCTGTTGCTCCTATGATTCCACCATTGGCATAAATGACCCCACCTACACTCATTGTATTACTTGTATTTACATTTTCAAAAGAACCAGATGTAGTTGTGATTCCACCATTGGCAGTAATCACACCACCTACACTTAATGTATTACTTGTACTTATGTATTCAAAAGAACCTGTTGGACCTGTGATTCCACCATTGGCAGTAATTAAATTACTCATATACATGTAATCAAAAGAAGCTACTCCAGAATTTACAGACAAATTATTTGTATTATTATAATGGCTACTTACATTATTATGTTTTGCGTTAAAATTTGTACCACCATATTTTCTAAATGACATTTTTATATATTATATATTTTTTAAAAGAAACACAAGGCAACTATTTATTATAGATATATTATTTATTTTGCTATTAAAATAAATAATTTAATTAAAAAATTTGTTACTTTAGATAATGTTAACTTTATGTAATGGGATATAATATTGAAGTGTCTTTCAACATTGTAAAACATGGTAGCGTGACAGAATTGCAAAATAAAATACAAGAACTTGCACGTGAAAGTATTTGTAATTTTTTATATCATACTTACGAATTTGAAAATAACACACAATATAAAAGAAACCATTGTTTATTTACCATTAATTTTGACAGCGAACATGAAATCATTCATAATTTTATATACTTTATAAAAAATATTAAAAAAATGAATGGGCTTTATATTGAATCCATTTATGATGAGAATGTAAATATATTATTGTATGCATCAAAATATTATCAAACCCAATTCATGGATACATATTTAGCAAAAAATTATAAACAAAATAAACGGTCACGAAGTTACTCGGAAGATCATATTCATATATTATCTGAATTAGAAAAATAATATAAAATTTGTTCATTTTTAAAATGGTTTTTAAATGTTTTCTAGAATGTTTTTCTAGAATATCTCTTTGTTCGTCTTGATGATTTTGACTTTGAATTAGGAGTGGCCGATTTTATACGTCTATACACTTTGTAAGTATGATGTTTTTTATTTCTTTGACTTCTTTGACTTTTTCTTTTGGAATTTTTGATTGAAAGTGGAATCACTAATTCTTCATTTGGTAAAGGACTAGAAAAATGGGTATAAAATGGATTACTATTATTACTAATATTGTTATTGATTGGTGTACTTATTTTTTTCATAGTAGGCATTTTTGGCATTTGTATCATTTCTTCTCTTTCTATTTCTGGCATTACTAATTGTGGTCTCATTCTTAGTATCTCTGATTCTAACATCATTGGTTTTGTTAACATTGGATTTATCTCGTCAATTTCAACCATGTATTGTCTCATATTTTTTCTATCTTGCTGACGTTTAAAATCATACAATAATCTTTTATCAATGGGAGAATTTATGGTTGGAATATTTAAGATCTCTGCTAAATCATTGTTATTTAATTCAAGATCATAATGTCCTTTTTTTCCATTGGTAACAAAATCTAGTGATACATTTGCTTTATCTCCATCATATTCTGCATCCCAATTTACTTTACTAATATCATTATGATTATTATTATGTAAAATAGTTTTGGTTTCTCCTCTATTTTTTATAAACGTATCTAGCATACTTATAATAAAATTATATTATTATTTATTTATTTTTATTAAATTTGATTAATAAATTTGATTAATAAATTTGAAAGAAAATATTTTTTTAAAGTATTCTATTATATAAATTATGGAAATCAATTTTACAGAAATTCCTCAAAATAGTGACCATACTAGTAATAATTTTGTTAATCATAATTATTGGGAAACGAATAGTAGTACTATTAATAATACAAATAATACAAATAATAATGAAAACACTGAAAATAAAAAGAAAAAAAAAGTAACTTATGATGATATTTTGTCATCTTTGAATCTAGTGGTTGCTCCCAATGGTGTCTTGCAGTATATGAGTACAAAACCAAATACATTTAATAGAGAAGCTGACTACGAGGAACAAACATATGAAGTAAAACCTAAATCCATCCTAAAAAAAACAGTTAATCATAATGAAGAAAGAATAGAGCCGCAAGTGAAACATAGTTACATATTTAATAAATATTTTAAAAGTTACAAAGAACCAAATGCGGTTGAAGAACCTTTAAAACCAATGACTCGTGAAGAATATCAAAAAATGGTGATTGAAGATTTAATAAAGAGACGATTGGCACAACAAAGAGTTGCACAAATAAAATCCAAAAAAATGGCCTTTACTAACAATAATAACCAAGTTATTTATGCAAGTAAAAATAATTTAAATCATTTATTTCGGTTTTAGAATTGGAATTTATTATATTTTTTATTTTTACATTGAAATATTACGTAACGATAAATTCGCCAATTCATCCGCACGTTTATTTTTTTCTCTAGGAATATGTTGAAATCTTACGGATTCAAATTGTTTGGATAATTCAATTGCGAATTCGTAGTATTTATTTAATTTATGGGAATTTACTTTAAATTTTCCTGTAACTTGATTAATCACTAATAAACTATCTCCATATACAGTCAAATTGCGAACTCCATAAGATAATGATTGTTTCAATCCTAAAACTAATGCATGATATTCTGCTACATTATTGGTCTCATTTATTCCTACAAATTCATATTTACATGATACCTCACTTGATCCTTGATAAAGAACACATCCAGCTCCAGCGGGGCCTGGATTTCCTTTACAAGCGCCATCAAAATACAAAGAATATGGTTCTTCTTGGTTTTTGTAATTTGACATTCTGTTTTTAATTATATAAAGAAAGGTTCTATGTTTATATAATTTTTACTATTCTTATTTATTTTCAATTTTATTATTATATTTGTTTTTGTTTTTGTTTTGTATTTATTTTGTATTTAAAATTCATTATCGGAAACATTAATATCCATTTGCGACTCTGAAGAATCCGAGTTTTTTCTACGTACCATAATATGATTATTGTTATTATTATTATTGTTATTATTGTTATTATTGTTATTATTATTATTATCTAAATCGTCTATGTTTTCAAACGATAATTGAATATTTTCATTATTATATTTGTTCTCTTGATCGTATTTATATTCTTTATTCATTTTATGGTATCCAAAAAGTTTAACAATATTACTATTTTTTAATGGATTTATATAATTTTCTAGACTTAGTTTACTATTATTTTGTTTACTACTAATATTATTGTTGTTAACGTTATTGTTATTACTATTATTTAAATTATTACTAATATTATTTAAATAGTTGTATTGTTGATCCATTTTACGATAGATATTTGCAGACAATTCAATATTATGTTCAATTAATCTATTTGTTTTTTTAAAATAATATTTATTAATGTTATTACTATTATCATTATTATTATTATTATTATCATTATTATTATTATCATTATTATTATTATCATTATTATTATCATTATTATTTGTATTATTTTTATAAAATGAATAAATTTCTTTATCATTTGTCCCATGCGGGTCCATGATCTCTCTAATAAAGGAATTTAAAAATTTGGGATTCTTCACTTTTTGTTCAATTCCAAAACCACAAAATACATAATTGTAAAACCAATTTTTTTTAGTAATTTCTGCATTTTCAATCTCTTTATTAAACATCTCATCAATCATTGAAAATGCGGATTTTAAAATCAATACTTCTTTCATATAACCATTTTTTTTTTCGTACAAATCTAATATTCTTTTTTGTAATTTTTTTACAGCAATTTTATTTCCCTTTTTATGTTTTGCTTTTAAAACCGCATTAAAAAAAATGATTTGATTTTTAGCCTCTTTTAAATTATTAATTCTACGTTTTTTCATATCTTCTATTTTTTTTATAATTAAAAAAATATTTGTGTTATAGATAATAGGATACAATATTCTTATTTCTTTGGGAATTAAAAACTGATTCGTATCTTTTATTTCTCCTATTTTTTTTTCTATATCCGATAATTTGTCCACCAATGTATTTTCAATATTTTTTTTGATAGAATTATTCATAATAACTTTGTTCTCCTTGCTGTCTTTATCATCAATTATACTAATATCCAATTTGTTTTGAAAGGTATCAAAAAATAATAACGTTTTTCCAGAGAGAAATTCTACGGAAGATTGTAGTTTATCATATTGATAAGCTGATGTATTATGAGCTTCTGATGCTGCGTCTAATTTTAAATAATTTACAATTGCTAGTAAAAATACAATTAAACCATTTATTCCTGCAATCATATAACTTCCCCAGTAATTATCTTTTAATATTGTTGCTAATACAGTTGCTGCTGTAGAAAAAAAGATAGAAGGCATCATAAGCCAGTTTAATCGGTTTTCACAAAAAGATTTTGATTCCATATAAATTAATTTTTGACCTTTTAAGTAACTTGCTAATATGTCTAATGAAATGGAATAGCGATGATTTGAATCAAAATAATTTTCTTCAATGGAACTTTCTACTTGTTTAAAATTATATTTTTTAACATGTATACGTTCATTTGGATTTGGATTGTTACCTGAAATATCCTGTGTTTGATTGCTATTTTCCTCATCATGCATATCATCATGGGTATCATCATCATCATTCATATTATCATTATTTACATCGTATTCGTTCATAATATCATCATATTTTTTTACTATTCTATTCATATTATTATCAAATTTGAAATCTAATTTGTCTTTTTCTTCGTTATTTAATTTATTTATTACATCTTTTGGGACTTCTCCGTAAATAATATTTTTTGTTAAAATGTTATAAGTTCCATCTGTATTCATACTATCAATTATTCCTTTATCTATTCCAGATAGACTGATTACACTTACAGCATCACCAATTTTTAATGTATTATTTATAGGTTCGTTAATATTTGTATTATCTATGTCATCGTTATTATTTGTATTATTATCCATAAAATATAATGATAATAATATTTAAGATTATTATATTTTTATCTGACTTTATAGTAGAATGAATAAAACTCGTAAAAATGGAAGAGGTTCTGCTACTAGAGGATGGAAAAATGAAAAACCTGGATATCATCAAAAAACAGTCATGTTGAAAAAATGTGGTAAAAAATGTTTTTTGGGTTCTCGTAAATCTTTTCCAATTTGTAAGAAAAATACATGTAAGGTTAGCTCCAAAGGGGTTTACTCAGCCTATATTCGTGCTAGAGAATTTAGAACTAGAGGTAATAAATATCGTGTAGTTTCTAAAAAAGCAAAAAAAATGTTGATTCGTATGGGTTTAAAAAAATAAAAAATAAAAATATTTTTTTTAAAAATTGAAATATAAGTATTTATTTTATATTTATTTATATTTATTTTATATTGATTAAAAATTATTTATTAAAAATTGTTAAAATTGGTTAAACTATGAGGAGTCATAAAGATTATTCACTCTATGAATTTCAACTTCAATATCAAAAATTTGGGAATGATTGGGTAAATGATTATGGGAATGATTGGGGATTATTTGTGGATTTAGAAAATTCTTATTCAAATACTATTAATGATAATGATACAAATACTGATACAAATAATATTATTATTAATAATAATAATAATAATAATACTTTTATAAATAATAAAAAAAAATACAATTATCAAGGCAAATATCAAGGCAAAAATAAATATTATTTATATTTTATCTCCATCTTCACATTGTTTGTTTGTACTATATTAAATTTCACTATATTATTTTTAATGATATTTATTTTTAGTTTCTTTGTTTATTCTATTTTATTTATTCTGTTTATTTGCTTTACTAAATCCGAGTGTTTCTAGTTAAACTGTTGTACTATTATTATTATTAGTATTACTATTACTATTATAAACAACGTAATTTTCAAAGTTATTTAAACCACATACAGTATTTCCAAATAAACTACCTGAAGGATCAATTGTATATTCTAAATAAGGAAAAACAGCAGTGGATATTGTAGTTGGACTTTCTCCTGTTAGTGTATTTTTTATCACAGATACATCTTTTAAATCTACCTTTGTAATTAATCCATTAGTTAAATTTGTTTTTGAACTTCTAATGTTATCTAATGTATTAAAGTATTGTAAATAGTTTGCTTTTTTTGATAGTAAATAATCTCCATGATTACTTACTGTAATTGTTTTAGGAAGACATGGGTTTTGTCTACAAAATGTATTTTTAATTTTTTTATTTGATATATAATCACTTGCATATTGTAGTTGTGCAAATTGTCCAAATGTTTCTTTTCCAGTAGTATACGTGTTACCACTGTATGCTAATTTACGTGAAAATGACATTGTTTATTCTTTATAATCTATTTGAATATTTTTATTTTACATTAGATATTGTCTTAGATATTGTCTTGTATATTGTCTTGGTTTATTAAATATCGTAAACTATATCCATGGATAAACAAAAACTATAGTCCATATTATTAAGATCTAAAAGTCTTCCATAGTCATCTAATAATTGTATTGTTAAATTTTGTATATTTACAGGTCCATAATATTCTCTTTTGTTACCTACTATTTTAAGAGTATTTTGAAATGTATTATTAATGGCTGAATTTTCTAATGAAATTCTTGCAAGTATATTTTTATTTAATAATGAAGAATTAAAAGCACTATAAAAATTATTATTTACACTATTGTTGTAATCATCTACTACTAAATAGAAATATCTAGACCCTGTTATATCGGCCACTCCTTCAGATACATAGTTTTGATTATTTGTATAAATTCCATATCTAAATCCTAATGTCCATCCAAATTTTAATGGTAATGGAGTATTTATATCATCATTTCCAAATCTATTTGCTTGAAAATCTAAACTAAAATTGAAACTTGTGTTTGGTGCACATCCTACTATCGTTTGTCCGGTTCCATTATTACTACTATTAATAGTAGTATTATTTATTGAAAAAACAATATTTGCAAAATCCCCCCCTAATAAGGTAAGCTGATTATTAATCAGATTTACTAACCCTTTATAGTCATAATTTCCACTTGGAATACTAACTACTTTTGACTCATTTGTATCTGTTAATGTTACCGTAAAAAAATTGTTGCCTAATTGTTTAGATATATTAAGTATAGATAGAGGAATTTCTATCGCAGATAAAGTCATTGATAATACATTATTTATTTGTATTGGTAACTGTAAATTGATATTCGTTGATATGGTAGCATAATAATTCTCTCTAAATTTTGTGTCAATGTTTAAATTAAAATGATTTATTTTTTTTTTAATGGGATTTATTACACCTGGAAAATAATCTGTTGGAAAGGAATTTACATATGGAGTATTATTTCTCACTTGGACCATATGTTCTTCTGTGTTTTCTAATTGTGTTTCTATTAGTTCTTCATTGGTATTCGAAATAGAATTTATTTTTTTCATAATTGTGTTGACAAAATTGTTTTTATTATTACTAGTATTTACATTAGTATTTACATTTGTATTAAATAATATATGTTTTGCCTTTTTTAAAAACTCCAAGGTTTTTGTTTGAATTTCTCTGTTTATTTCTTTACTATTTAAAATATTTTCTCTTATTTTTGATTCTTTCATTTGAAAACTAGTTATATCAGAATTGAATGGTAATTCAAACATTTCATATAGTTCATTTTTTGTATAGTTGTTAATATCCAAGTCAAAATTCATATGTATTATATTAAAAGCAAATATATTTATATTTGTATTTGTTTCTATAAAAAAATGATTATAAAAATCATAATAAAGAAATAACAAGATAATTAAATAAGGTTATTTTATTCAAAGTAAATTTATGGAACTCTCATTAGAACAACAAATTGCATTTGATAAATATATTCAGGGAGAAAATATATTTATCACTGGACCAGGAGGTTCAGGAAAATCTGAATTAATTAAAAAAATATATGATCATGCCTGTAGAAATTTTAAATCTATTCAAGTTACTGCTCTAACCGGTTGTGCATCCATATTATTGAATTGTAAAGCAAAAACAATACATTCTTGGTCTGGAATTGGACTTGGAAACGGTTCTATAGAAGAGATTCTTAGAAAAGTAAAAATGAATAAATATGCTACGAATGCCTGGAAAAATACGGATGTATTAGTTGTGGATGAAGTCAGTATGCTTTCACTTAAGTTATTTGATATATTAAATATTCTTGGAAAGAAAATAAGAGGTGATAATAACAAAGGATTTGGTGGAGTTCAACTTATATTTTCAGGTGATTTCTTTCAACTTCCACCGGTAGGTGATAAAGATGATATAGATAGTCAACGGTTTTGTTTTGAAAGTCTAGATTGGAATCATGTTTTTCCCAATCAGATTCAATTGAAAAAAATATTCCGTCAAAAGGACGAATTGTATTCATCTATTTTGAATCAAATACGCGAAGGGAAAATTAAAAAGAAATCATGCAATCTTTTGTCACAATACGTAGGGCGTAAACATGATGGAAATTTGATTGTAGAGCCTACAAAACTGTTTCCTACTCGCATGAAAGTAGAAGCAGTGAATTCTGAGAAAATGTCTCTTTTGAAGTGCGAAGAAAGAGAATTTAACATAAAATATATTAAGGATTTGAATAATGGTAGGAATAGTAGTAGTACTAGTGAAAACATGTCTAATAAAGAAAAAGAGATTCAAATGGAATTAGATTTTCTAGCCAATAATTTAATATGTGAAAAAACAATGAAAATCAAAATAGGAGCACAAGTCATGTCAATTATAAACATTTCATCGGATATTGGTCTAGGCGTATGTAACGGAAGTCAAGGGATTGTTACTGGATTTTGTGATATTACTGGATGTCCTCGTGTGAAATTTAATTCTGGAGTAGAAATGATTATGACACGTAATACTTGGTTAAGTGAAAAAATTCCTGGGGTTGGAGTTTCTCAAGTTCCATTGATTCTGGCATGGGCATTAACGATTCATAAATCACAGGGGGCTACTTTGGATGCGGCGGAAATTGATGTTGGAAGTGGAATATTTGAGTGTGGTCAAACCTATGTTGCGTTGTCACGTGTGAAAAATTTGGAGGGATTATATTTGACATCATTTGACGTAACAAAAATTCGTATCAATAAAAAAGTAAAGGAATATTATGAAGGATTAAATTCATAGAAAAAATGAGAAAAAAGAAAAAATATATAAATAATTATATACTTTTTGTTTTGTTTTTATTTTGTTTTATTTTGTTTTATTTTGTATTTTGTATTTATTTATTTTATTTTGGTTCTTTTACTTTGTTATAAAAGGTTGATTTTTAATAATTATCACAATATTCTTTGGTAAAATCAACTCTATTTTTTGATGAATCACTATCACTAATAAGTGCGGGCATGCTATTATTTGAATAAATGCTTTTATCATCATTATCATTATCATCATTATCATTATCATCATTATAGTGATAGTTAATCATAAAATCATTAAAAGCATTAATAGGAGTTAATCCAGGCATACTACTATGTGTACTTGCGATTGATACAATAGTAGTGTCATCTTCTTCTTCTTCTTCCGTAGTTATTTCACTATTATCATTAAAATAAATATGTTGTCCTTGTATTGCTGCTTCTGCTATGTCATCATAATTGTTATTTTCATCAATTATTTCTTGTAATCTCAGAATTGTTTCTTCTTGTTGTTTCACTTTTTCTTCAAGTAAACGCATATTTTCTGCCAATTGATGAATGTTTAATTTGGTTTCAGGAATTGGATTTTTATTGTTCAAAATCCACCAAAAGGTATGATCATCTAAATGTAGTTTGAATGCTATATTATTGTATAGATAATTTTGAGTATCTTGAGCAATACTTGTATCATAGAAGAAATCAAAATGGACAAAGGCTGATTGAAAGTGTTCATTGATTTCATTCTTATTTTTATGGTTATCTATCGGAACAAAATCAACACGATTTACTTCACCAATACTCAGTAATCTGAATGTATATTTTACATCATTTTCTGTGTATAAATTTGATAAGCGTGGAATATAGATACTTTTAATTTCATTGGAAGAAGACATTGTTATACTTGGGTTCTTTGTTTTAAATATATTTTTTGTATTATATTTAAAATTCATTTCAATTTTTTTATTTATCTATGCAATTTTAGTTACAAGAAAAAATAAAAAATATAATATATATATATTTTTTATTTATTTTGTTTGTTTTATTTATTTGTTTTATTTATTTATTTGTTTTATTTATTTGTTTTATTTTATTATTTTTTTATACTATACTATTCTTAAAAATCTATCTCCCATATATCCTGTCATCACTCTATTATTATTGTTGTTATGAATTATTTCATCATCTGGTTTAAAATTTGATAAAACAATTCTTATTTTTCCAAACAATTGGTCGGATACATGTTCAAACTCTTCATCATGGTCATAGTATTCATCATGTTGAAGAAGAAGAGTCTTTACTAATTGTTCCATCGTGACACCTTGACGAATCAATTTCTGTGTTAGAAACTGAACAGATGGTTTTGGAACACTTTCTTCTTCTGCTTCTTCTGCTTCTTCTTCTTCATATTCATCTTCTTCATCTTCATCATTTGTTATTGGCTCATCGTTTGCACGTTGAAATAACCATCTCATGCCTCTTAAAAGCATATTTTCTACTTCTTCTTCTTCATCATATGCTTCGTCATCGTCTTCAGAAGCGGTCTCTTCAGCCATTTGTGTGCGACAATAAGGGCATCCAAATCCGTTGTGACTAATATTCGTCATTAGACAGCTTGTGTGGAAACAATGACCACATTCTGTAATGACTTTATTACTTGTTTCGGAGATGTTATCCATGCATATTGGGCATTCACATGTAGCACTCATTTTATTAATGGATTATTAATAATTTAATTTGATTTAATTGATTTAATTGTTAAAGTTTTTATTATATTACTTTCTTTAAATTAAAAATAAATATTCATTTTTTTATTTTTTTTACTAAAATTTTGTTTACTAATTTTTTATAATTTTATTAGGGGTGGCTTAGGGGGTGGCTTAGTATAGAAAATTAGGTATTCATTTTTCTTATATAAAAAATAAAAAATTGAATACTTCTTCTTATTAATAAATAAAGATATATTTATAAATTAATAATTGTTTAACTTCATAAAATGTCTCCATCTATCATGAGTCTTTACCTTCCTTATGTCTTTCCAAATGTTACAAAAGATAAAATTATTTATACTTTTGAATTTCATTTAAGATTAGGTCATATCAAAGAGGTTGATTTGGTTGGTAAAATTGATAAAAAAGGAAAAACCTATTATTCCGCTTATATTTATTTTGTAGAGTGGTATACTAATGATAAAGCAGTTCGTTTTATAGAACGTATTAAAAATCCTTCTCAGGAGACTCGTGTCGTTTATGATACTCCTGAGCCTTGGTTTTGGCTTGTTCTTGAAAATAAGAGTAAAAAGGTTATTCCAGGACAACGTAAACTATGTATTGATTTGACGGAAGATTTGATTAGTTATGATTATAAAACTCCAGAAAAAAATGAGTCTATTGATAATGATTATCTTCATTTGCCTAGTCCTGTAAAAAAAGAGGAAACAAAAGACAAAGAAGAAGATGATTTATACGACATATCACTTAATTTAGTTTCTGAATTTTCATGTGGTTATGATGTTGATATTGATATTGAAGCTAATTTAAATAATGATGATAATGATAAAAAAAATTGTTTAAATGACACTAATTTTAATTTAATGTATGATCATGATATTGAAGCTAATATTATTATTAATAATGATATTATTCATGCAAAAGATAATGAAAGTGATAAAAAAAAAGATATTATTGATCCTAGTTTGAATTATATTGATCCAGAATATGTCAAGTTTTTAGAACAAGAAAATATGAAGTTACAAAATGGAATGGCTGATGCTGTGGACTATTTTGAAAGATGTGGACACGCAGAACATCGCATTAGAGTGTTGGAGGACGAGTTGTCTTGTCTTAGATCAAAATTAGCTATTCTTGAAGAAAGAGGGGTCGTAGATCCTGAAGTGCATTATTAAATTTATTGATATTATGTAATAATTATTATATTTATTTGTTATTTGTTATATTTGTTATATTGATTGGTATCTTAATTTGTATTATATGGTATTTTGTAATAAAAATTTAAAAAAAGAGTAGAAAAAAGTAGTTAATAATACTTTTTTATTTTTTTCATTGTATATTATATGAGTGAAAAACTTGAAAAAAATAGTAATAAAAAAAAACAAACCAAAAAAAAACGATTATTAATTGTTGAGTCGTCGTCATCATCCTCCTTGTTATCTTCTTCATCTAAAAAATCTTTAAAGAAAGAGAAAGAGAAAAAGGATGGTGATAAGAAAACTAGAAAAAAGAGAGAAAAAAAAGAAGACAAAGAACTAAAAAAAAGTGAGAAAAAAGAGAAAAAGGATAGTGATAAGAAGACTAGGAAAGTAAAGAATCTGGGTCGTAAGTTGATACTTGTTGCAGCTACTGCTAGTTCTATTCCAGAGTTAAGTAAAAAAGAGGAAAAAAAAGAAGAAAAAGAAGAAAAAGAAGAAAAAATCAATATAAAGAAATCTAATGAATCTATAAAAATGCCAAGTGGTCGCTTAAATGAAAAATACATTGAACTGATGGATAAACTTTCAGAAATTATGATGAAACAAGGTGAGCCATTTCGTGCACGTGCTTATCAAAAAGCACAAGAAACAATTATGTTATATCCCGATGATATTACTAGTCCTGAACAATTAAAAGGAAAACCAAATATCGGTTCTACAATCATGGAAAAATTAAATGAATATCAAGAAACAGGGACTTTAAAAGTTTTAGAAAGAGAGAAAAATAATCCTGTGAATATATTGACCGATGTTTATGGGATTGGACCTAAAAAAGCAAAGGAATTAGTTGCTCAAGGAGTCACAAGTATCGCCGATTTGCGTACAAATCAAAATAAATTGAATGATGTTCAAAAAGTCGGATTGAAATATTATGAAGATATTTTAAAACGTATTCCACGATCAGAAATACATCAATATGCGTCTGTTTTTGAATCTGCCTTTGTAAAGGCTTCAAATGATTTAGTTGGTGAAAATGGAAGTAAAAATGGAAGTAAAAACAAAGGAAAAAGTGGATTTGAAATAGTTGGAAGTTATCGTCGCGGTGCTGAAAATTCAGGAGACATTGACGTCATTATTACTTCTGAAACTCCGAAACTATTTGTCCAGTTTATAAATGTATTAATTGCTGAAAAAGTGATTGTTGAAGTTCTTTCTCGTGGTTCAACCAAGTGTCTTGTTATCGCAAAAATTCCTCAGGCGGACTCTTATCGTCGTGTTGATTTTCTTTATGCTAGTCCCGAAGAGTACCCGTTTTCCGTATTATATTTTACAGGAAGTAAAATCTTCAATACAGTTATGCGTTCTCATGCACTTAAAATGGGATTTACAATGAATGAACATGGACTTTATAAAATGGAAGATAAAAAAAAGGGAGAAAAAGCAGATCATATCTTTGTTTCTGAAAAGGATATTTTTGATTTTTTGAATTTGGTTTATAAGGATCCAAAACAACGTATTGATGGTCGTGCAGTAGAAGAAAAAAAAGAAAAGTCATTATTAGCTCTTATTAAACAATCAGAAATGATGCTACAAGAAGAACCAGTAATAGGAGAAGGAGAAGGAGAAGGAGAAGGAGAAAAAGGAGAAAAGGCAAAAAAAAAGGTAGTAAAAGGAAAAACTATGAAAAAAAGAGAAAAGGTAGTAGTAGAAAAAGAATTAGTAGATGAAGTGAAAGAAAAAGAGAATCTAGTTCTTGCTGTTGACGAGACTTTATCAAAACAAAACATTATGAATTTTAAAAAGAATGGAATTACTGTTTTGAATGCACTCAATGAAAATCAATTGACTTCTATTTTGAGAGAAGCAAATAAAGCCTATTATAATGAACAACCTCTTATGACCGATAACGAATTTGATATTGTGAAAGAATACATTGAAAAAAAATATCCTACTAATAAGGCTATCGTAGAAATTGGCGCACCTATTGAAAGAAATAAAGTCAAATTGCCTTACCAAATGTGGTCTATGGATAAAATTAAACCTGATACAAATGCATTAGCAAATTGGATGAGTAAATTTAAAGGACCCTACATATTGTCTTGTAAATTAGATGGTGTCAGTGGTCTTTATAGTACGGAGGGAAAAGAGCCGAAATTGTATACACGTGGTGATGGGAAAGTCGGTCAAGATGTCAGTCATTTGATTCCTTATTTACGACTTCCAAAAACGAAGGGCATTGTTATTCGTGGTGAATTTATTATTCCTAAGGAGACGTTTGATACCAAATATAAAATGAAATTTGCAAATCCTAGAAATATGGTTTCTGGAATTGTTGTTGGAAAAACCATTACAGACTCCGTAAAAGATTTGCATTTTGTTACTTATGAAGTGATTCAACCTGTTTTGAAAACTAGTTTACAAATGGATTTTATTGCAACCCTTGATGTTGAATGTGTCTTGTATAAGGTGATTTCAGGATCTAGTTTATCTAATGAATTATTATCTGAAACACTTGTAGATTGGCGTAAAAATTATGCCTATGAAATTGATGGTGTTATTGTTGCCAATGATGGAATCTATGAAAGACATTCTGGAAATCCTGAGCATGCATTTGCATTTAAAATGGTTTTATCTGATCAAGTTGCTGAAGCAAAAGTGGTTGACGTTATTTGGACACCCAGTAAAGATGGTTATTTAAAACCTCGTGTACAAATTGAACCTTTACAGTTGGGTGGTGTTAAAATAGAATATGCGACTGGTTTCAATGGCTCTTTTATTAATGACAATAAAATTGGGATTGGTGCTGTCATTGAATTAATACGAAGTGGTGATGTGATTCCTTATATTCGTAAAGTAGTGGTTCCTGCGGAACAGGCAAAAATGCCATCGGTTCCTTTTAAATGGAATGATACTCATGTGGATGTGATGCTTGAAGACATTGATTCAGATGAGACGGTTCGTGAGAAAAATATTACGGGTTTTTTTCGTGGAATAGGTGTAGAAGGATTAAGTAGTGGAAATATTATACGTATGATTAGTGCGGGTTTTGACACGGTTCCTAAAATTATTAACATGACGATGGATGATTTCTTAAAGGTGGAGGGATTTAAAATGAAATTGGCAACCAAAATTTATGATGGAATCAAAGATAAAATTAAGTCGGCTACGATTATTATGTTAATGGCTGGATCTAATATCTTTGGGCGTGGGTTTAGTGAGAAAAAAACGGAGTTAATTATGGATGCTTATCCAAATATATTGATAAGTAATGAATCTGCAGGGGAAAAAGTGAATAAAATTGCTACTATTAAAGGAATGGCAAAGAAGAGTGCGGAATTGTTTGTGGAAAAAATTCCTGCTTTTATTGAATTTATGAAAGAAGCTAGTTTGGATTATAAATTGTACGATGAGTCATCGTCATCAGGATTAGGATTAGCTGTGAAAAAAGAATATGATAAAAGTCATTTGCTTTATGGAAAATCCATTGTTATGACTGGATTTCGTGATGCGTCTTTACAAGAAGAAATTAAAAAAGTGGGTGCAAGTGTGGGTTCTTCTGTCTCTAAAAATACATTTGTTGTTTTGGTGAAAGATTCTGATGTGGATCAAGATTCTGGGAAAGCAAATGAAGCAAAAAAACTGGGAATTCCTATTATGACACGTGATGAGTTTGTTAAAAAATATTTAGACTCTTAGATCTTATTTTTATTTGTTTGTTTTTAGTTTTTAGTTTTTGGTTTTTAAATCTCAAATTCGCAATCTGTGAAATCTGTTTTGATTTTATTGTAGATCATATTTTTAAATTTTATGTATGTTTGTTCTTCTTTAAACTCAGGAGTCATTATTTTAACTAATGCTTTGTCGCAAAGGTTAGTTAATTTTTCGTTTTCTTTTAATTCATTTTTTTTGTTTTTTTTCCATTCGAAAAATACTTTGGAGAATTTTTTTTGAATAATATTTAAAAATCGTACAAGTTTCTCTCTTGAAAGTTCTTGCCACTCTTTTTTATCTTCTTTATTTGTTTTATCTGTTTTATCTGTTTTGTCTATTTTGTCTGTTTTATCATAGATGTAAAGAATATTTGTTTTTTTTATAGATGCAAATAAGGGTTTTGTTTCATTATTATTATTATTGTTATTGTTATTATTATTGTTGTTTGAAAACAATTCATTAAATGTATCATTGAATGTATTGTTTAATAAAAATTCTATGATTTTATCTGAAATAATTATTTTATCAGGTAACTCTTCAAATGTATATTCTGGAATTGTATTTGTATTTCTATTTAACCATTCTATCATGTTTATTTTTTTCTTTTTTTTTGTCAATAATTTATTTATTTCTTCCATTTTTTCCATTTTTTCTTCTAATTTTTTATATTTGCTTCCCAGTTCCAATAATAAGGAATACATTTTTTTATTAGAAGGAATATCTTCATCTTGTAAAGAGTCTTTATTATAAGATGTTTGTTTTTTACAATTTGCTAATAACTCACATAGTATAACATGTTTTTCATAAGCACTACTATTTCTAGATTTGTATCCTTTTCCGCAGTACGTACAACATATAGAAGATTGTTTGATTCTATTCGGAATATCTTGACTATTTGTGTTTAATAATTTACTCATATAGTTTTTAATGGTTCTTTCTTTGATGTTTATTATTTAACGTTTTTGAATTTCAATTTTTTATTTATTATAGTACTTTATATATAATGACGTCTATCATTTTTAATAATTCAAGTAAATTGGTTGGTTTGAATCCTTATTATTATCGTTATAGAGGTTGCGATACAAATTTAACTGCAAATACTCCTGCAAATCAATACCAAAGATTAAAACTTATACAAAATACAGTAAGAGTCTATTCATCACTTTATACGATGAATGTGGCTGCATTGTCTGCGTATAGAAGACCTAGTGTTATAACATATGGTGTTTGTTGGAATCAGATGAGCGACCGTCCTTTTCCAAGTGTTCAAAAAACAGTTGTTCCAACAGGTTATTTTCATTCTTTAAATAATAGACATTATTCCGTTACTTCTAGTAGACCTGGTGGTCAATCACCTGGTGGTGTTGGATGTGATATTAAACATAATTCGTATGATAGATATTTGAATAGACTAAAAGGTAAAGGACCTTTAAGACTAGGAGTTGTTCCACCAAAATATGGAGAACCTTATCTTCCTTTTAATCCTGCTTTCCCTATATATGGTGGAAAAACGATCAAGACAAATATTGTAAATGGTTGCAATTGTCCGATAGATGCTTCTATGGAAGATATTTCAAAATTATATGTTAACTCACCTTATATTCCTGTTTCAGAAGAAAGTTCAAAGCCTGATTATTATGTTGGTGAAAATGTTTATGCAATAAAAGAAGGAACTGATTACTATAGCAAAGCGACTGTTATTGCAATCAATCCGAATAATAGTCAATTATACGACATTCAATTTGAAGATGGAACTATTATGACAAATATGAGTTATGTTGTTTTACTGAAATATTATCCTTGCAGTTGTGCTAGCAATACGGTAGATGTCAATGGAGTTCAAGTTGATGTTAATCTTTTTATTGATAATTTTTCAAATAGTGAAATTGTGTAAAAGAAAATATATAAAAAATGTGTTAAAAATGTGTTCAAATATAAAATTATATATTTAGAAAGATTATTCATATATTAGATATTTTTGTAATTATAATATTTTTATATATCTACTATTTATAAATAATGCCTGCCCCTAAAATGTTTATGCAAATTTCAAATGGAAACGCTACTAGTGCACAACATGCAAATTTTAACGCTAAAACTGCTTTGATAAAAGCTGCTGCTTCAACTGCTCCTACTTCTTTAAATAGTTCTATGATTTCTCGTATTCATAATGTTAAAAGTGGTTGCGGAGGTTGTGGAAGAAGTTAAATAGATTATTTAAAAATAATATTATTTTTGTTATTGTAAATAATATTGTTTTATATATATTATGTTTTCATTATCATTATTATCATCTTCAGCTACTTCCAATGTGAAATGTTATCCTTCTGGCAGTTTACATAAAGCTACTAATTTTATAACCATGTTTGATACTACTTTACTTCCTTATAATAAAATGTATAATAATTGTTCTGGAACTTTGTGTTATACAAAAAGTAAGGGAACCTTTATTTATAAACCCCATACGGATGTTGGAATGGTCGGGAGAAGTGCGGCGGGTTATTTAGCGCAAAGAAAAAGAATGTAATTTGTTTGATTAAAAAAATTATAATAATATTTATTATATTATTATAACAGTTATTATGAGTTCTTCAAATACTTTTACGAATGATTTGATGCAAACACCTATTAATGATGCTTATAAATATAGTACATTTAGTCCCTATATTAATAATATGAAACAACCTACTTATTCCCCTGTTTGTATTTTCTGTTCTTGTAAAGAAACGGTGTCTTTGATGAATGATGGAGGTTCTTTTAGAAGTTGTAATGGCTGTAAGAAACAATTTAAAGCAGTTATTTTGCATACTCGTTAAAAGGGTTTTATTTATTATTTATTTTTTATTTTTTACAATAAATAACTTAAAGACATTTTTAATTTTATTATAATACCAATCTTTTCTTTACTTCGTTTGTAAAAAGGTATGTATTTATTATTTTTATTAATTTTATTTTTTGTTTAATTTTATTTTATTTTATTATTAGGTTTACTTTTTTTAGGGTTTTTTGTTACACTTTTTCTAAAAGTGTAGTTGAATGCTTCGTTAGCTCAGTTGGTTAGAGCGTCAGGCTGTTAACCTGAAGGTCATAGGTTCGACTCCTATACGAAGCGATGAATAAATTTATATAAAAATTTATTTTATATAAATTGTGTTTTTTTTTGTTTTTTTTGTGTTTTTTTATTTTTTATTTTTTTTTGTCTTTTTTATACATTTGATGATTCTGATTCTGGTTTTTGGAATATTTTGATACATTCCCAAATTTTTGCACTTTCGTCTATTGTAAAAGCTCCTCTTTTATGGGCAACTGTTATAAAAGATATTAATAAATTGAATGCATCATTTTCATTTGTTACTTGTAAGTCCACTAATTTTATTTTTGGTTGTTCTTGTTCTTGTCCATTAGGTTGTTGTTTTTCTTGTTCCATCTTTTTATAAGGAGTAATAGATGTTTATTTTTAAGTAATTCTTTCTTTTATTTGTTTTTTTGTTTTATTATATTATTTGATTTATTTGATTTATAGTAATCCTGAATTGTATCCGAATAAGCCCCAACCATTAGGTAATTTGTTTTGTTGTTCTTCTTTTTCTTGTTGTTTTTTTTCTTGTTCTTTTGGTTGTTCTTCTTGTCCTTTTAATATGTATAAAATAGCACTTTCATTATAAACTTTTCTTGCACTATCTAATCCATTTGTTTTGTATATTCTCACATATGGGTTTTTTTCTAGATATTCAACATATTTCTCTTGTGTTGTGTCTGACCAAGGCCACATTCCATTTTTTAAAAAGTCATCTACTTCTGAAGGGCTTGCGTATTTTTGTAATTGCGTTGTATTATAAACAATTTGTGGACTATTTGAATTTTGTATTTTTATAAATTCATCTATTTGTTCTTGTGACCATATGAAGCCTTCTTTTATATTTGTTTTATGATTGGTTGTTGATTGTGCATTAGATAAAACATAGGATCTATAAATAATGATCAATATTGATGCCAATATAATTCCATGTTTATAATTATAGATACTCACAATAATAATAGTTAAAACTAAAATAAGTTTTCCTAAAAAAGTATTAAATAAAAAAACGAAAAATTCTGGAATGACATATAAAATGGACCATAAAAAAAGTAATAATAATACTATCTTGGTTAATATTTTTGCATTGTGTTTATTAAATACTTTTTTTACTTCTAATTTGAGATTTTTTAAATTAAGGTTTTTTAAATTAAAGTTTTTTAAATTAATATTTGAGAGTAGTTTCATAATAAATAACTATATTTTTATATATTTATTTATTTTGGTTTTTTTCTGGTTTTTTTCTGGTTTTTTTCTGGTTTTTTTCTGGTTTTTTTCTGGTTTTTTCTGGTTTTTCTATCTTCCTGTAGAACCAAACCCACCTACACCTCGTTCTGTTTCTTCTCCCAAGTCTTCTATCGTATCAACGATTTCTACTAGGATTGGGACTAATGAAGGAGCGCATATTTGAATATATCGGTCAAATTTCTTTATTGGATAATATTTATCCAATGAGTCAAACATTGACATTAAATTACCTCGGTATCCTGCATCAATGATTCCACATGAATTGGCTAAACGCAATGGAGTTTTTGAAATACTTGATCTAGGATACATATAGTATCCTGTGTTGTATACTTTTGTTTCTGTATACATTTTTGCACTACATTTTATTTTGAAATCTAATTTGAAAAAAGCATATTTTTCTGGGACAAAAGACAAAGACGTTAGGGGATCTATTTCTAATGGTGCGTATAAGTCAAAACCCGCATCTATTATGGTTGGATTATCGTCAATTTTTTTATTATGTGCTTTTGATGCTTCTATATATTTCTTTTTCAATTCATTATCATTTGATTCGTCATCTACAAATATTTTTAATACCATCACTTTTTCGTAATCATAATCGTTTAATAAAGAGGTTTTCATTATGTATATTTATTATAATATTGTTTTTAATAGCTTTTTATATATTTACTATGTTATTGTATTAGTAAAACAATATATTGTTGTATTATATAAATGTATGATTTTGTAGATTTATTTTTAAAAAATGTTACTTTGTTTTTTATAAATTTAATAGAGGGAGAAGAAGAAAATAATCAAGTACATACAGAAGAAATGATCAGTTTATTGTTTGATTAAATTATTTTATTATTTTATTATCGACAATCTGAATTAATATTTGGATTTATATTTGTATTTGCATTTACGATACTATTTGATCCACCGTTGGATGATTTTCCATTAGATGCATCGGTATACCAATCTGGAGGCGCCAAATAAATATTTGATGTATTACATGCATTTCCAAAACTTCTAATACTTGTTCCGCTTGCTGATTGTCCGGATCCTGTTTGGACTGCATAAGGAAATGGTTTTTGTCTTGGAAGTGGATTCACACATCTTCTTTGAATATAAGTTGTGTATTCACTAGATTGAACTGGTTGAGATAATTCTTTTGTATATGGACCATTACGTGCCATATTATCAAATGTAAATGTGGCTGTTGAAGTAGAACATAAGGTTGGTCCATGGTTCACAATAAAGTTTTTGTATTTTTCTGTATCATTCACATTTAAGTAACGTGTATTTGCAGCTGTTTTGTTATGAAGATATAGACCTTGACTGGCTGAATCTGATTGCCATGTTCCTCCTACAAGTGGTTGGACCCAGTAATTTGGATATTGACCATTATATGCCCATCTATATTTCTTTTGTAGCATTCCATAAGTTGATAATACAGATGGTTTAATGTATAAATATTGATCTCCTAGAACAATTACTCGGTTTACATTGAAAACAGGTTCTGGTTGAGCATATTTACCAAACGTTCCTCCATTTCCATAAGCATATTTTCCTCTAAAAGGTGTTCCGTTTTTAGAAAACTTACTTTCTTTTCCTATGTAACCGACATTTCTGTGTCCGCCGTTGATAGAAAAACCTTCCGCTCCGTAGTTTTGTATTGCTTGTTTTAATGCTGTTGTGGAGTGTCCAAATGGACCTTGTGGTAACCAAAATCCACCTGGTGGTTTTCCTGATCTTTTTGTTCCATAATTTATAATTGATTTCTTTTTAAAAGCAACGATTGACATTATAACATATTATGAGATAATTATTGTTTCTATTTTATATGTTTCTTTTATAAGTACAATAAAAAACGATTTTTAGGGTCTTCTGATAAAGCTCGTTTAATAAAATAATACAATTTTGTTTCTTTTAATGATAAATTATCTAAAAGAATGGTTGAATTAACTAATATATTTTGATTATCTCCTTGTAGTAGCTCTTCTTTTAATAAACAATCTATTAATAAATAACCTAAACTGTAGTATACACATTTATAATGAATGTAACTCGGAATTTCTTTTAATTTAGACATTTCTGGAGACAGGTAAAAATCTTTTGAATTAAAAGGACAGGTAATTGTAACGTTGTCTTCAGAATTTATATTATATAAATCGTGGTTTGGAGGAAGATATAAAAAATCAGTATCATCTATAACTAGGATATTTTCTTTATTGTAACCTAAAAAAGTTTCCTTGTAATTTTCTATGATGTATTTTAATTGGGTTGATAATTGATAAGTCATTCTTAGAATGTCTGAAAAAGGCAGTTGTTTGGTTTTATTTTTAATCCATAATTCTTCTTGGAATTGGTTTAATGTTTTTATTGTTTTTGCGTTAAAAGTTACTAATGTGTAGTCGTTTGTTACTGTTGCTCCTCTTATAATTTTGGTTTTTATAAAAGATTTTATTAGTTTCTCTCTATTATTGCTAGTGGTATCGTAAAAAAAAATATTAAAAATGTTATGATCTCTTTTATTTTTAGTTATTTTGTATTCGTCTTTTTCTAATAATGTTGTTTCTGTTTCCATTTATTATTTTATTTATAATATATTTCTATTTATTTTGTTTATTTTTGTTTATTTTGTTTATTTTTTTATAAGATGTATATGTTGTATTTGTATCTTTTCTATATGCAGATACTTTCCAAAACCATGGATCGTCATAAATAATTTTAATTTCTTTTCCATTTGTTAATCTTTCTTCAGCTATTAATGTGTTTTCATTGATAAACCATTTTTTTATGTGTATAAATACAAGGTTGTATTTTTCTCCTTTTTCTGAATTTTTATTTACTATATCAATGCGGTCAATTTCACCTAATTCTAATTCATTTATTACTTTATATATTTGATTTTTATTGATATTTGAAACTACACGAGGAATGCATAAACATGGAATATTCATTATTTGTTATTTTGTTTGCTATTATTGATATTATTTTGTTTTTGTAATAAAATATATTCAATTTTATATTTTATTTTATTTATTTTATTTTGTCTGCATTTATGATGTAAATATGTATTTATATAAACTGGTTTTAAATCCATTAAATGCTGAACTTGACGCTGCGGTATAAGCACCAAAATCTTCTACATAAACCCATTCTCCAATCGCTAGTTCCGGTAACATAATGTTTTCAGATATCAAATCTATACTGTCACATGTAGGTCCAAAAATAATACTTTTATATAATTTTTCATCACGTTCGTTAAAAGGTAAGATCGTAGGTGTTCCATGGTCAAAGTAAATACAATTAAATGAACCATAAATTCCGTCATTTAAATAATATACGATTGTTTTTTCTTTGGTTTCTTTAGTATCATCTTTTATTTCATCTTTTTCTTTTGTTTCATCTTTTATTTCATCTCTTATTTCATCTTTTTCTTTTGTTTCATACATTATTTTTTTTCCTATTACATTGAGGACTAAAATATGTGATTTTTGTGCAAAATAACGTCCTGGTTCTGCTATAAATTGTATTTCTTTGTTTAGTATTTCTTCACTAAAAAAATCATTCATTGCTTCATTCACTTTTTGTGCAATATCTTCAAAACAAATATTCGTGTTTTTTCCTGGAAACCCTCCTCCTATGTCAATGATGTTTATTTTTATTCCAATAGATTTGGCTATTTCGGATGCTTTTTTACATTCACTTATGGCTTCATAAAAGCTTTGTGGGGAAGAACAACCACTTCCTACATGAAAACTAAAACCTACGATGTCTAATTTTAACGTTTTTGTTATTTTTAAAATTTCTTCTACTTGTTCTAATTTGCAACCGAATTTTTTATTGAATTTACATTTACTATTACTATCATCTACTGCTAAACGTAAAATAAGTTTGGCATATGGATGATATAATTTAATTTTATATAATTCTTCTTCACAATCAAAGGTCATTAAGTCTACATCATTTGCTCTGGCGTATCTTATTTGAGATGACATTTTACATGGGTTTGCAAAAATAATTCTACTTGGGTTATTTGTTATTTCTATAATGTTTTTTATTTCGTTTTCTGATGCGCAGTCAAAGTTGCAGCCTAGATTTGATAATGCTTCTAATAAAACTTTATTGGGGTTACATTTAACTGCATAATATGGTTGGACGTCAGGAAGCAATGTTATCCATTTGTTATAAGAATTTGTTAGTTCACCTAAATCAACGATAAAAAAGGCGTGTTCGGTTTGATTGTCTTCTAAATAATCATTGATGATATCGTAGGTTGTATAGTCACTTCCGTATAGTTTTACATTATGTTTTTGGAAAAAAGTGTTGTCAAAGGTTTTGAATAATTCCATTTATTATTTATTAAATTATTTTTATTTTTTATTTTGTTTTTTGTTTTTTGTTTTTTGTTTTGGAAAAAATTGATTCTATTTTTATATTTATAATTATGATAATACTAATAATATTGTTATAAAATGAATTATCCTATTATCTATCCTAATAATGTTGTTTTAATCAATGCCATGCTTGATGAGGATCAAGTGTTATATAATTTGCTTGGTTATGTTTGTCAAAGTTTAAAAGATTTATTTGTTAAAAATATTCTAGGATTTATTATTATTTTAAATCTTTTATTATTTGTTTTTGTTTATGTATTTTATTATAAGAGTAATAAGAGTAAAAAAGAATATGAACAAAAAATATATTATTATCAGAAAGTCATTGATGATTTAGAATGGAAAAATGTTTTAATAAATAATAGAATTGAATATATAAATGCTATTGTTTTAAATTTGAAGAGAGAAAATCTACCTTTTAGAAAGCTGGAGCCAAATGTAAACCATCTTTTACAAAGAAATAGAGGAAAGGCGAAATTATAAAAAGTGAATAAATATTTATAAAATTTGGCTCCACCTTTTTAAAACGTGAAAAATAAAAAAAATGAAATTTATTTATTTTTTAATCATCATTATATATATTAAAATTAAATCAATTATCAATTAATACTCTTTAATCAATTTGAAAAATGAACACTGTTGCAAATACTACTAGAAGATGTGGATTATGTGGCCTGGGAGGTCATAATATGACGACTTGTTCACAATTAAGATTTCGTCAAGATCAAGCTCATCGTCTCTACGTCCATATGTGGCAAAGATGGATTGAAACAATGAATGCGTCTTTAACTAATCATGAGCCGAGGTTTTTTGACGATAATCCTAGTGATTATTTAAACTATGCGAATATGATATCGCTTGAAAATAATGTTTGGCTTAATCAACCTCGTAATTTTCGTCTATTAAAATCCTATTTGAGACTAAATGGACGAGGAACAGACCAAGAAATAAGGTTGTATATTGAAGGATTGTATCATTATTTGGTCATGAAAAAAAATGGTTTCTATAATGAAAATTCCATCTATCATGGTCTAGCTCAAACCGCGACTGATAGATATGTCTATTATGACTATCTTTTGGAAACCATTCCTATCAGTAGAGTACTCGTTACTAGAAGAGATTATGGAATAATTGTTGAGATGAAAAATTTTGAAGAGGCTATGAGAATAAGAGATGAATATGATGGAGGAATTTGTAATTGTCCTATTTGTTATGATGACTTTCCTTGTACTATGCTCGTAAAAACCAATTGTTCTCATTCCTTTTGTGAAACTTGTGTTATTAATACTATTAAAATTTTACCTGATCATAAAAATTTATCTTGTGCTATGTGTCGCTCTGATATTCATCATTTATCTTGTTATACTCCTCGTACCAATACAAATCTAAAAAATATATTAAATGTATCAACCTTTTCCACCTTTTAGAAAGGTGGAGCCAAATAAAAAATAAATGTAAAAAATAAATATAAAAAATTAGTAAAAAATAAATGAAAAAATTAATAAAAAGAAATGTTGGCTTCAAAAGAGGCTTCTTTTTTTTAGTTTTTTTAGTTATTTTAAGTTACTTTATTTGAAAAAAACTTAAATACTATTATTTATTCTTTTTAATGGATCCTTCTACTACAAATAATAATAATACTAATACAAATTCTTATATTAAATCAGATAATAATGTATTAATAAACGAAAAAGCTATCAAGTGGGTGAAAAAAATACATGAATGTTTAGAAGTTTGTACCAAGTCTACTGGTTGTACTGCTATAAAAGGAAAGGATACACACAGAATATGCAAAGTAAATAGTCCTGAAAGTTACGAGAAACTTGGTAAATATTTTGATTAATTTTATATTTTTTTAGTCTTCAGTCAAATTAGCATTATCATAAAAAAATTGAAATACTTTTTTATCATAATATATCTCGTATTAAATTATCAATTACTTAGTTATCAATTACTACTTTTAAAATTACTAACATGTCATCATTCCAAAACAAAAGAACAATTTCTAATAAGAAACCTGTAATCAAGTCATTCTGCAAAGTGTGTCATGATTCTGGCAAATCGGAGGCTGAATATACGTCTCATTTTGTCAAAAGTGAGCCTGGACCTAAGGGTGTTGTTGTTTGTCCTATATTATTAGCTAGTATTTGCAATTATTGTAAACAAAAAGGTCATACCTTAAAACATTGTAAAGAATTAGAAAAAAATAAAAATAAAAATGAAGGGAAAAAAGATTCTTATCTGTATGAGAAGAGAGAAAAAAAAGAGGGTAAAACTATTAATAGTATCTTTCATATGCTAGAAGAAGAAGATGAAAAAGAAGTAGTGGATAATTTTCCTCCTTTATCTTTATCTCAGTTAAATTCTGGCAAAGATGCTAGTAATAGTACTAGTAGTCCATTCACTTTCTCTTATGCTTCTATGGCTGCAAAAGCACCTATTGTTGTAAAAGAGGAAGAGAGAAAGAGGGTTATTACTAGTGTTTTTAAAGATGCAAAAGAGGTTGCAAAAGAGAAATATTTAAGTAATTGGCTTTCTAGAATTGATCATATTGAATTAGTAGAAGAAAAGGAGGATTATGTAAATTTGGGTAAAAGAGTGACCTTTGCTAAAAGTTGGGCGGAATGGTCAGATAGTGAAGACGATGATGAGATGTCTATTTCAGAATTATATTAAAATTATATTTATCATATTATTTGTTTTGTATTATAAAAAAATATTTTAAAAAAGAAAAAAGAAAAAAGAAAAAAGAAAAAAGAAAAAAGAAAAAAGAAAAAAGAAAAAAGAAAAAATATATATTTAAATTTTAAAAAATTAATAGAGAGAAATCTCTTTTTTTTTATTTTTTTCATTTTTTTCTCTCTTTTCCTCTTTTTACTCCTTTTCCTGTTATAAAAAAATAAAAATGAAATCTTTTTTTATTTTTTTTTATTTTGTATATCAATTTATCAAATTTAATTTATCAAAAATGTCTGTCAAGAAGAATGTTACTCCTGAGTTGAATGATCGCATGCAAGTATTCAAAAAGTACTTGGATAAAACTGGTATGCAGCACCATGAATATCAGTATGAAGGTGTGCAATGGACCTTAAATAATGAATTGCGTAGAGGGACGTTGTCTAATTTTCGCGGCGGAATTATTGCTGATGAGATGGGTCTTGGGAAGACTATTATGATGATCGGCACCTTCCTCGCGAACTTTGTAAAGAATACATTGATTGTCGTGCCACCTGTTCTTATGGATCAGTGGTATCTTCAAATCTATAAGACGACTGGACATAAGTGTCTGATTTATCATGGAAAAAATAAAAAAAATATTACCTTAGAAAACTTGTTAGAAGCTAAAATTGTTATTACTACTTATGGTGCGACCACGCTTACAAAAAGACAGTTAGATGCTCAGTCTAATAATGCTACTTTGTTACATGAGGTTACATGGGGGCGTATTGTCTTTGATGAGGCGCATCATTTACGTAACAAAAAAACATCGTTGTACAAAAGTGTTCGCTTGTTAAAAGGGCGTATTTTATGGCTTGTTACTGGCACTCCTATTCAAAATAAAAAAAAAGATTTATATAATTTATTATCTATTATCAAGCTGCCTGCTAGTTTGTATACGGATTCCGAAAAATTCAAGGAATTGGCTCCTTCTTTTATCTTGAAGAGAACCAAGAAACAAGTTGGGCTTCAAATGTCCGATGTTATGGTCAGTGATAATATGGTTCCTTGGAAAAATAAAAAAGAAATGATGCTTTCTAAAGAAATTCATTCCGAGTTGGCTTTTAGCCGTGTAGCTATGTCTCCGTCTAAATATGGAAACTTACTTGGCAAAATTGGCGTTGAAAAGGGCGG